CGGAGATCAAAGCACCACCGCCAACACACGCCCAAGTAATACGCCAATGTAAATTAGTCAAACGCTCGTCCATCAGTTGGCGGAACATAGCACATTCTTTTTCGTGTGCTTCTAACTGGGCTTGTGTGCTGTTCATTTTATTTGTCCTTGGCTTTCAAGATGTTTAGGGCCAAGAAGTCGATCAGCTTGTAGGCTTTGGCGACATACGCTTTGGCCTTTGACACAGCTTCGTCATCCTTTGGTGTCGGCGTAACAGCCGCAATAATGCTGGCGGCAGAAATGATTGCCGTTACATAGCTTCCATAAGTAGTAAAGTTTGAGATAATAAATTCCATAATAAATTCCTTACTGTTTTATTTCAAAATAAATTAACGATAAAGCCTTATGACTTTGGTGTTTTCGGTTACGGTAACTTCAATGAGATCTGATGTTAACTTATACGCTTTATTTGCTGAAAGAGACTTTCCATCAACAGACACATCAGTGCTGAATACAACGTAACAAAGACTACCTTTATTTTCTACGGTAGCTTTATCAGTAATGTCTTTATATTCGACAGTCCAATCATTGGGGGTATCGTCTATTCTCAACACACAAAGCAAATCACTTCCCTCGCTAAAAGTCATTACAGCCTTTGGGGAAAGAGGGGCGTATTGCCATAGCGGTGGTCTAAATTCTTTTTGATCATGAGTTACTTCATAAGAAAAATGTATTTCGTTTGTAACAGGCTCATAAACAACTGATGCAGAGGGATCAGATTCACTCATGTATTTAACAGTATCTTCAATTTGTTTTTCTGTAAGTGACTCATCTAACGTATATACAATACGATGACTGCCCTTAGTTATAAAATGATTTTGACCAGTTCTAATTAAGGAAGGCACTGAGGGATGATAATTAATTTTCCCTTGTGAGTGTGGTATTTCATACATGCTATCCCTACTAAAAAATCCATCTGCTTGAATATCAAAAGCCGCAGATACATATATTTTGTCATCTGAATTTTCGTGAACAGTAAAGTTTATATTACATCCTACGGGCATTATAGTTCCTCGCTATCAATCGCCTCTGGTGCTACTGCACTGCCGTGTGTTTTAGACGCATCTAACTCAGCAGGGTCAAATAAATCATCGTGATGATACTCAAAGCTCTGGCCGACCAAAGGTTTGAACTCTTCTCCCAGAGCAGTAATGTCCTCGTTTTCTTCTTCTTTTTTAATTTGATTACAGATATTTGGAGCCTGTCTTGCGATTTGTTTTAATACGTCTGGCATATCTTGACCATCAAAACGTGACAAATTAAAAGCCAAAGACTGATAATCTTTTGCATCACATTTTGTTTCGTCAGACGAAAAAGAAACAAGCAACTGGTCTGTCCTCGAAACATACCCTGATATGTGTATTTTATAATTCATTTTTTCATTATAACCTTTATGTCTATTAATCCCAACTAAGAAGTTCTGCCGCCAACAACTCCGCCAATTCCAGAACCGCTATTAATTAAACTTGAACCCACTTGATAGAATCCACGAATGCCTCCAGCACCACCAGAGCTACCATTATTGCCAGCTACCCCAGTTGCCCCGTCTTGACCTTGGTTTCCCCCATTGCCGCCATTGTTACTGCTGACGGCTGAACCTGGACTGCCCTCGCCCCCAGCCCCGCCACTTGTAAGGGTTCCATCGTTCCCGCTACCACCAGTGCTAGAAAAGGTTGTAGCAGTGCCAACACCGCCAGCACCTCCGCTACCAATGTCACGCCCTGCACCGCCACCGCCGCCACCGCCACCGTGTGCAGAATAAGTAGTAAGTTTGCCAGTTTCAGTTATGGCATATCCTCCACCACCACCGCCACCGCCAGCGCCGCCATAAACTGAACCGTTATTAGTGAATGCTGTAGCAAACTGCGCGTAAAAAGCATCCCCACCATCTTCCCCATCAGCGCCGTCTTGGGTTGTTATTGTGCCTCCAGCATTACTAGAGTCACCACCTACCCCACCATTGCCAGCTTTTCCTATGATGGTTCCATTATTAACAACAGTAATAGTATCGCCAGTTGCCCAAGAAGAACCCGTCTGTAAAGCATAAGTTCCCGTAGAGGTAGAACCAACAGCAACACCAGAGTTAATTGTAACAATGACATCGGTTTCACCCGCAATATAACCTCCTCCGCGATTACTGGAGATGTCATAGTTGTCAGTGTCAGCCGATATTACGAGGTTAATTGTTGGTCGACCCCCTCCAGAAGAAGCAACCGTTCCTAATCTGAACATATTAAGCCTCCAAATCACCCACTAGTAGCCAAGTATCAGTATCAACTTTAACGCAACTTGCAGATGAGTATTGAGATTTTAACTTAAGACCTGATGCGCTATTTACTGTCACTCCACCAGCACCAGCCACAGTTACTTGACCAGCACCAAACTGAGACAAGTCTATCTGTGTGCCAACAGGATAAGCCACAGAAGAATTAGCAGGAATAGTTAGTGCAATAGCAGAGGCATTGTTAAGCGTTATTAATTTTGACTGATCAGAAAGAACTGTTGTATAAGCCGTTCCAGTTTGTGCGTTAATTGTAGTTTGCAGATTAGATATTTCTCTTGCCTTACTCATTATTCTGCCTCCACTAAAGCAGTTGGGCGCACTGCCCTTAATTCATCTGGTGTCGTAGCGTTTGCAATCTCAGGGCTGTCAGTAATATCCCGTAATGCTGGTTCTTTGCCGATGTATGCCATTGGTTTTCCTTATGGGGTTTCTTGTTGCGCTGCAACGTGCGCTGCGTAGGCCGAGACAACAGCATCGGTATGAACTGCCGCACATACGGCCTGAACCTCTGCATCTTCGCTGCTGTAATCGTCACCTGCTGCGATGACGTGGCGGTGGTAACTGCGTGAGAGTTCCGTGCCATCTTCGCTGACGACTGTAGCGGTGCGAACTTGCACAGCTTTGAACTCGCCTACGATTTCAATTTTGTCTACTTCGACTGATTTAGTTAGTGCCATTGTTTTGTTTCCTTCTGTTTATCGTGGCGGGATTGCCACCTGTCCGACCCGACTTCCAGACGGGTTATGTTGTTGTATATATGATAGTTGCCATCAAAAAGTTGGAGTTACTTCCTGTGGCTAAATTTGTTACGGCCAAAGTCCCAGAAAGAGAGCTATTTGCGTTTGTGCTAGTGGAATTATGACCTAAAATAAAGCTAGTTGTATTATTATTTTGATAACCCGCTTGCGGACTATCACCAGAAAAAGCTGTTGCATAACCGATTATAGCTGTTCCCACCCTAGTCCCTGCGCTTGAATTGGCTGTAAACGGCAAACCGCCAACGCTGACAACATTCCCAGAACCGCCAGAAACAGAATTTGTCGTTATTTCACACCTAGCAATAACTTGTCTTCCAATTTTTACATATTCTCCGTTTTGAACCGCATAAGAAATAGTCGGCGGATTGCTTGATGTATATGTCGGCGTCCAAGTGCCTTCCTCATAATCGTCCAGCTTGTTCGCATCGCCCGTGCCGCCGAGAAATACGCCGCCGCCGAGATAGAGGTCTTTGAAGCGGTTAGAGGAAGCTCCTAAAACAAGAAAATTATCTGTTGCGCCGTTTGTCGATGCGTCGTGTGGACGGACACAATTATTATCAGGGTCAAACCTAAAAGCAGCATCACCAGCACCAATAGTGTTAACCGTCAGGTCGCCATTGACTGCGACACTGCCATTAAACGTGCCACCCGTGCTGGCGGCAACAGTATCAGATACAGTAAACGATTTGAACGCGATGATATTTAACTCATCATCAAGCGCGGCCCCTGTTGTCAATACAATACTAGTGCCATCGGTTGCTGTGTAGTCAGTGCCATTCTCTAAAACAACACCATTCAAGGTAACAATTATATTGTCGGCAGTATAAGACAGAGTTGCTGAGTTATCATCTGCGCCAGAGAAAGTTGTTTGACTAGCAGTAGCTGTGTAGTTGTATTCCAACATAGACGCCGTGCCAGAAGAAGATGCGGCAATCCAATTTGCTCCGTCATACACACGCATTTCGTTAGATGTGCTGTTAAAATACAACGCACCTTCTACTAATGGATCACCATCATTGTCAGTTGTTGGGTCGGTTGCAAAGCTACCAAGATATGTATCATCAAAATTATCGAAAGCCGCCGCCGCAGAAGCCGCACTGTTAGCGGCAGAAATAGCAGAGTTAGACGCATTGGTAGCTGATGTAGCCGAGTTAGTCTCACTTATAGCGGCATTAGATGCAGAAGCCGCCGCGCTACCCTCAGAAGCCAACGCACTAGCCGCGCTATTGCCAGCATTAGTTTCACTAGTTGCCGCATTGGTAGCAGAGGTAGCCGCATTAGTCTCACTGGTTGCCGCATTTGTAGCACTAGTAGCCGCTTCGGATGCTTTAGTTGTGGCAGTGGAGGCAGAAGAGGCGGCAGAAGAAGCAGAAGTTGCCGCATTTGTTTCTGATGTGGCCGCATTAGCCTCTGAGGTGGCCGCAGAAGAGGCCGAGGATGCGGCGGCAGTCTCACTACTGGCCGCATTAGATGCGCTTGTAGCGGCGTTTGTGGCGTTTGTAGAGGCATTTTGAATATCGGTGAGATTATCAGTGATATTTTGCATGTTGGTCGTCTGACCAGCAACAGTAGTTACATCAGAAGAAATACCCGCAACAGTAGTTACATTGCCAGAGATGCCAGCGACCGTTGTTACATTTGCTGAGATACCAGCTACTGTAGAAATATCAGCCTTGATCTGGGCTACTGTGTTTGTATCAGCAATAGTTGGGCCAACCTCAACAGCACCAGTTGTAGCATTAAACGCAAGCACCGTTCCTTTGCGCTCATTTGTAGATGCAAGTGTCAGGCGTTCTGTAATGTCTGAATCAGAAAGGCGAAGGCCACGATTTGCCAAGTCTTGCAAGTCAGCAACCATAGCAACCAGTTTATCTAGCTCGATGTTCAGGGATGCAACCTGAAACGGACCAGAGGTAGGAAAGTCAGTTACACGCTCAAGCGCTACCTTACGAGTAATAACAATAGAGTCACCAACAGTAGCACCAGTAACCAGGGTCACTGTTCCAGTTGATCCATCTCCACCAGTTACAGTGTAATCAGTAGTGATAGTTTTAAGAACGTCATTGATAAACACATTCAAGTCTGAGTTGTCAAAAAACTCAAACGGAACTGTAAATACAGTTTGCCCTGCTGTCGCTACA